ATTTAAGCTTAAGCTCTGCAATCGGTATGCCGTTGAGATCGTAGCTTATATGCTCTGCTTTAATTGATACAATGCCGTTAAGTGGCTTTGAGCAACTATATATACGGAACAACTGAGGGTCGCTTGTGTCATTAGCCTTACATTTGATGATGTTGCCCTCGTTTATGTACGCATATATATTGCCCGTTATAGGATAGCTGATTGACAGCTCATACGAGCCGTTTCTTTCTTCGGTGACTTCGCACGATATAACGTCGGTAAGAAAACCTATGCCGTTTCTTGTGAAATTTTCCTCTGATTTATCATATAAAATAGGTATCATAACGTACACCACCTTGGCACGATTTCGGCTTTTGTTACTGAGCCAGTAAAGCTTATAGCGTTAGTACCTGGAGAAAGTATCGGGAAACCGTCACCGCTCATTACGTTGTTTTGCAAACTATGACCCTTGTATGCGTTCATTGTTTCGCTGTCTATTTCGATGTAGTCGGACACATTTTCAAAGGTGAATGTGTCTGAGTTTATATGCAATGAAATATTACCGCTGCCGTATATCTTGATATATGGCTTTGCGGCGAGCATTTCCGCATTTTCTAGCGTTGCGCCGCCGCTTGGTATTTCGACAGCAGTTTGACCCTCGAATGAATAGCGATACGGCTTGCAGTTAAAACTTATAGAACATTCTCCGTAATTTCGTAGCTCCTCTTTAATGTCTACACCACCGCTATATGCGCCATATCTAAAATATCTTACATCGTAGCTATCCCAAAGCTGAGCGTACCTGCTATCAGAGAGCAGCCAGTTCTTGACCTCACTCACGAGCTCGTCAAAGCCCCTTGCGTCACGCTTAACCAAACATAGTTCATAGGGGATTGTTACATTAAGATAGCGACCGTTGTCTTGAATAAGGTCGCCGTTTCGTCCTGGAACACTTGTAAACGTCACATCTCTTGCAGGCGCATTGTATGAGCCTTTGCTTTTGATTATTAAGTTAAAATCAAGGGAGCTCTTTCCCTTGAAATATAAAAACGGTAATTTTACACTCAACCGAAAACAGCTCCCTTTCTTTTAATTATTTCTTCTATTTGTTGTAGGATATACTCTATAAATTCGTCTATATCCTTTTCTGTCTTATTCTCGATGTTCTCAATATTGACAGAAACATTAACATTTACTTGCGGTTTACTTTCTGTTTGAGCGGTAGAGCTTTTCCGCTCCTGGTATTCTTCACGCTCTGAGGCTGTGAGTACCTGTTCGCCCTTGTGCAGCAGCGCAGGGTATTCATCATACGGCACATAGTCAAGACCTATTCGCAGCCTTGATATATTAGGAATATTAAGGCTATATCCACCGACACCCGGCACCCAGTCGGGTATCTCTAGCGAGTTGATACCATTTATAAAGCCGTTTATACCGTCTATGATCCAGTTTATCGGAGCTTTG